CGGAGAACAACTGACCATGAGTCATCCCAAGCGCATCTATCTGGCGGGGCCGATGACGGGCCTGCCGGACCACAACTTCCCGGCGTTCCGCGCCGCCGCCGAGCGACTGCAGCAGGCGGGCTGGGAGGTGGTCAACCCGGCGGACAACTTCGGCGGGCGCACCGACCTGCCGCGCGGCAGTTACCTGCGTGCGGATGTGGCGCTGCTGCTGCAGTGCGACGCCATGGCGATGCTGCCCGGCTGGGCGGATTCGCGGGGCGCGAAGCTCGAATACCTGCTCGGCCGCGAACTGGGCATGCCGATCATCGACGTCGCCACCTTCCAGCCGCTGGCCGATGCGCCGCCACCGACCGTGCCCGTTCTTGAAGAAGCAGCCGAACTGACCAGCGGCCAGCGCAACGCCGACTACGGACACCCCCGGGAGGATTTTGCCCGCACCGCGCAGATGTGGAACGGCGTGCTGGCGGAGAAGCTGCGTGAAGGTGAGCAGATCGATGCGATGGACGTGCCGCTGTGCATGATCGCCGTGAAGCTGGCGCGTCAAGCTCACCGGCACAAGCGAGACAACCTGGTCGACATCGCCGGCTATGCCCGGACGGCGGCCATGATCGCCGGGGAGGAATAAGTGGTCGCACGACGTTCCCGCAAATCCCGCGTGATGATCGCGTTTGGCGATGCCCACATCCCGCACCACAACCCGCGTGCGGTCGAGGTCGTCTGCCGCGCGATTGAACACATTAAGCCGGACCTGTCGGTATGTCTCGGTGACCTGCTCGACTGCGGGCAGTTTTCATCGCACCCACCGACCCACGGCGTCCCTGAATCGAACTACCAGGACGACCTTACCGAGGCCAATGCGCTGCTCGACTGGGTACAAGCGGCCAGCGGTCGGCTGGTGATGGTTGAAGGCAACCATGAGTACCGACTCGACCGCTGGGCAACGCTGACCAGCGAGGGACGCGGTGCATACTCCATGCTGGCCCCGCGCCTGCAGTTGTCGCGTGATCGCAAGAAGTTCACCTATGTGCCGTACGGTTCGGCCACGGCCCGGTATCCACACTACGCGATCAACTCCAGGATCGTCGCCGTGCATGGCTGGTCGTATGCTCGACACGCGACGAAGAACCACCTGCAGATCAGCCAGGGCAAGAGCATCATCCACGGCCATACGCACCGGGCCGACACGAGCATCATCCAGAACATCTGGTCCCCCGCCCCCGGAAGTGTGATTCAGGCCCGCAGCGCCGGCTGTCTGTGCAAACCCATCCCGCTCTACGGAACGGGCCGGCCAGTTGAGTGGGTCAACGCCTTCATCCTCGGCTACCTCGGCCGCCGCAGTGACACGCTCTACACCATCCCGATCATGGATGACCGCTGCATCCTGCCCGACGGCACAGAGATCACTGCGGGCAAGAATCCGGGGGCGCGGCTTCCGGAGGCGGGGGTGGCGGCATGACGACGGCGGTCGCTTCCAGTTCCGGCACGATCACACTGCGCCCATACCAGGCCGAGGCGGTGGCTGCGGTCTACGACCACCTGCGGACGCGCGATGATAACCCGTGCGTGGTCATCCCGACGGCGGGCGGCAAGACGCCGGTGATGGCGAGCATCTGCCGCGATGCGGTGACGCAGTGGGACGGCCGCGTGCTGATCCTGGCGCACGTGAAGGAGTTGCTCGAGCAGGCCGTTGACAAGCTGCACGCGATGGCACCGGACCTGTGGAATCAGATCGGCGTCTACTCGGCGGGCCTGCGCAGCCGGGACACCGAGCATTCGATCATCGTCGCCGGGATTCAGAGCGTGTACCGTCGTGCGGCCGAACTCGACCGGTTCGATCTGATCCTGATCGACGAAGCGCACATGCTGCCCCCGGATGGTGAGGGCATGTACCGCACGTTCCTCGCCGACGCGCGAGTCGTGAATCCCAACATCCGGCTCATCGGCTTGACCGCCACGCCGTACCGCATGACCACCGGAACCATCTGTGCGCCCGATCACCTGCTGAATCACGTCTGCTACGAGGTCGGTGTGCGCGAACTGATCGTGCAGGGATACCTTTGCCCGCTGAAGACCAAGGCGGGCCGGCGCAAGGTGGACACGTCAGCGCTGCACATTCGCGGCGGCGAGTTCATCGCGGGCGAAGTCGAAGCGTTGATGGACGATGACATGGTGGTCCAGTCGGCCTGCCGCGAGATCGCCGAGCACACGCAGGACCGCCACTCGGTGCTCATCTTCGCCAGCGGCGTGCAACATGCCCTGCATGTCCAGCGCGTGCTTGGCGAACGCGGTCATGAATGTGGGTTCGTCTGCGGCGACACGCTCCCGTTCGAGCGGGCCGAGACACTGGAGCGGTTCAGGAGCGGCAAACTCAAGTACCTGGTCAACGTCAACGTGCTGACCACGGGATTCGATGCGCCCAACATCGACTCTGTAGCACTGCTGCGACCGACCAACTCACCTGGCCTGTACTACCAGATGGTTGGCCGGGGATTCCGGCTCGATCCGTCGAAAGAGAACTGTTTGGTTCTGGACTTCGGCGGCAACATCCTGCGTCATGGCCCTGTGGATGCGCTGGAGATCAAGGATCGGACTTCCGGGGGCGGGGAAGCTTCCGGGGGGCCCGCAAAGGAGTGCCCGCAGTGCCAGGCGGTGATCCACGCCGCGTATGCCACGTGCCCCGAGTGCGGGCATGAGTTCCCGCCGCCGCAACGCGAACAGCACGACCAGCAGGCTTCCACTGCGGGCATCCTGTCCGGCGAGGTGACCGAGACGGAACACGAAGTCACCGAGGTGTTCTTCAACGTCCATCAGAAGCGCGATGCGCCCGACGACCACCCGCGCACCATGCGGATCGACTACCGCGTCGGCCTGAACGACTTCCACAGCGAATGGGTCTGCCCTGAACACGCCCGAGGCGGTTACGCCCGGCAGAAGTTCGAGGCGTGGTGGCGGACCCGCTCCAACGAGTTGCCCCCGGAATCGGCGCAAGACGCCGTGGACATGGCGGATCGCGGCGCGCTCGCTGAGACCAAGGCCATCACCGTGCGGTCCGTCACCGGCGAGCGATTCGACCGCATCATCAACTACCAGCTCGGGCCGGTTCCGCCGCGATTGGATGGCAGCGACGAGCGCGACGACGGCAACGTGGCCCACGACCCGCTGATGGACATCCCTGACGACGAGATTCCCTTCTGATGGAGGTTGGCATGACTGCAACCCTATGCGACATCGTGGTGGATGATGAACTGCGATCGCTCATCCCGCCACTATCCGACGAGGAGCGCAACACCCTCGAGTCAAACCTGCTCCGCGACGGCTGTCTCGACCCGCTGATCGTCTGGTGCGAACAACAGGTGCTGCTGGACGGCCACCACCGCAAGGCGATCTGCGACCGCTTCGGCGTCGACTATGAGACGCGCGAGCTGAGCCTGCCCGACCGCGATGCGGCCAAGCGGTGGGTCATCGAGCACCAGTTCGGCCGCCGCAATCTCACGCCGTACCAGCGGGCGGAGTTGGCGCTCAAGCTCAAGCCGCTGATCGTCGAGGAGGCGAAGCAGAGACAACAGGAAGCCGGTTGTTACGGGTCGGAAGGCGGGAGAGGGAACCGCAAAACCCTTCCCAAGAAATCTTGGGAAGGGAATGTCGACAAGCAGGAGCAGGAGGAGATCGCCAGGATTCGAGCCGACTTCGCTCACGATCATGACGTGCAGCGCAATCTCATCGGTCACGCCCAACAGCGCTATGCCAAGGAACGTCGGCGTCTACAGATGGCCGACGATCTGCAGGTCTACATCGCGGCGACAGACACGAAGATCAAAGTGGGCGTATCTGCTGATCCCGAGTCTCGTGTCGAGCATTTGGCCACCAGCGACCCTGGGATTCAGTGCATCGCTGCGTTTCCGGGCGATAGGCGCATCGAAGCGGCTGTCATCAAGAAGTTCGCCGCCCACAGCATCGGCGGCGAATGGTTCGCCCGGACCCCCGAGCTTCTTGATGAGATTTGCCGATATGTGAAGAAGGAATCGCAGCGGCGGAATGAATCTGCGGTTGGCCTCGCCCACGTCGCCGGGGTCTCTCAGGACACCATCACCAAGGCGGATTACGTCTCCAGCCATGCCGACGAATCCACCAAGCAGAAGCTCCGTCGCGGCGAAACGACGATCAATGCCGAGTACAAGCGCCTCCGCAAGGCCGAGCAGAAGCAACAGCGCGCCGAGCGCAAGGCCGCACGACCTGCGCCGGCCGACTGCTCCTATCGATTGATCGCCGCCGACATCGCCGACGCGGTCCAGCATGTCGAAGCCGAATCGATCGACTGGATCATCACCGATCCGCCGTACCCGAAGGAGTACCTGGCGGTCTACGACCACCTGGCCAAGCTCGCCGATCACGCCCTCAAGCCCGGTGGTTCGATGGTGGTGATGACTGGCCAGTCGTACCTGCCGCAGATCATCGCCAGCCTGACCGCGTCGCTTCGCTATCACTGGATGCTGGCGTACCTGACGCCCGGCGGCCAGGCCGCGCAGCTCTGGTCGCGCCGGGTGAACACGTTCTGGAAGCCGCTGCTGTGGTTCACCAAGGGCGACTACGAGGGCGACTGGATCGGCGATGTGTGCCGCAGCGACGCCAATGACAAACGCTTCCACCATTGGGGCCAGTCCGAGAGCGGTATGGCGGACGTCATCGAGCGGCTGACCGACCCGGGCGATCTGATTCTCGATCCCTTCCTCGGTGCGGGCACTACGGGTGTGGTGGCGGTGCGGATGGGTCGGCGGTTTGTCGGCCTCGATGTCGATGCTGATTGCGTGGCCACCGCGGAAGACCGCTTGGCCCAGGTGGTGGAGGAGGCCCGCGATGAAGGTAAGTGAAGAACGCACCGGCTGGCGCGACGGGCGCATCAGCGATCGGCATCGGTCGTGGGGTTACGACTGCCCGGCGCTCGACATCGATTTCCTGATGCTCGAATACGACGCGGGCAAGGCGGTGGCGCTGGTTGAGTACAAGCACGAGAACGCACCGGTGGTGCGCCGGTCTCATCCGAGCATCCAGGCGGTCATCGACTTGGCGGATCGCGCCGGACTGCCCGCCTTCGTGGTGCGATATGCCGACGACTTCGCATCGTGGTACGTCATCCCGCTCAACGATCACGCTCGAGCGGTGATCGACACGGAAGGCTCCCTGACCGAGGCCGAGTGGGTCGAACTGCTCTATCGCTGTCGCGGGCGGGAACTACCCGAGGACTGGTGCAGCTTGAACTGAATGCGTGTGACCATCACG